CCAATGGCCCCGCTAAAGTCTGAGGGCCCTCTTCTTCTTTTTGCCCGGTGGACTGATTATGAAAAAAATAATGACGATGACATAGGGTGGATGGCAATGACAGGCAAAGTGTCAAAGCAATCCACTGCCGGATATATGACTTGTGCAAATATAAACGCTTCCGGGCCTTTGGCAGGTTGAAAATATGGCTGAAGATTGTGATCCGGCGGTTCTCCATGCAAGGGTATGCGTGTTGGAAGCCGATAACAAGCGGCATGATTCTGAGATAGGGCAGTTGTGGGGCGACGTGAGTACGCTAAAAGCATGTGCCGCCAGCCTGCCAGAGATGAAAGACGACGTTTCCCAAATCCGTATAGCGGTCGATCAGTTCAAGGACTGGATGACCCGCGAGGAAGGAGTCCGGACCGGGAAACAAGCGATATGGGCGACCTATCGCGAGCCTATCCTGAGACTGATCTACTTCTTGGCCAGCCTAGTTGTACTAGGGATATATGAGATCTGGCAGCACCTAGCGGGGACGGTCTGAATGAGGCTCACAGATCTGGATTGGCGGGAAGTCCTGAACGAATGGGAAGTAGGAGACCTCATGTACCTCCGGAGCATCATCGATGAAAAGCTTTCAATGTGCTCGCGGCGCAAGGCAATCATCAGGAGGGAGTAATCATGTCGGTCCTCATCTCGATTTTCCCGATGGCTGGCGAGGTTATAATCTATATCTGGAAGGCCATAGAACCCGACATGAAAGATCCGTTTTGGGAGGAATGAGATGATCACGGATGACGACCGGGAACGGTGGACCGATGAGTCCGCCACCAGTTTCCGTTTATGGGCCTCTGCAGAAAGGAAATCCAAAAGTATCAAGATAACCCAATTCGACCCTTCCCCCGTTATCAGGAAGGTGTTTTATGAAGCCGGCGATGCCCAGCTAGACGTTCTGTCTGAAGAGTTCGGCGTGGGCTATCGCTTCGACTTGAGATCGGCAGAAGCTGAGGCCTGGATCAGCGAATACTCCGGGCAACAGATAAAATACATTTCGGCTACCAACCAGGCGGCCATCCGGCAGATCAAGCTCATCGCATTCCAGGAAGGCATGACCATTCCGGAGCAGAAGAAGCTCATCAAGGAGCATATTGGCCTACTGCCTCAGCACGTGGTCGCGGTGCAGAACTATGAGGCGAACCTGCGAAAGTCTGGGATGGACGAAGGCTCTATAAGCCGGCTGACTGAGAAATACAGAAAAAAGCTCATCAATTACCGGGCTAAGATGATTGGCGTAACCGAAGGCATGGCAGCCAGTAACGAGGGTATCAGGAAAGCCAATGAAGATGCCATGAAGCGCGGTATCCTACCAGCAGACAAATATGAGCAGGTCTGGATTGCATCCGGGCTGCCCAACACCTGTGACCAATGCATGGCCGCGAATGGCAGCGCCGCTCCAATCGGCGGAACATTCCCGAACGGCTCCCGTGGCCCGCCCATACATCCTCATGATCATTGCACAGTCATAATTAGGAGGAAATGATGCCCAGAGTAACATGGAACGGTGAAGCCCTGGCGGCCAGAATCCTGTCGTCCGTGGTGGATGGTGCCGAAGAGTGGGCGCGGGCCGATGCAATGCCGTTGGCCGTAGAGAATTGCCCGATTGACCAGGGCGCGCTCAGAGGGTCTCAGACTGTGAAAAGAGAGGACAATTCTGTAATCATGGGCTTTGGGGGACAGGCCGCACCGTATGCACTGATTGTCCACGAGGACCAGACGGTTTACCATCCAGTGGGGAAAGCAAAATTTCTGGAAGACTCATTCAACGAAAAGCTGCCGGATCTTCCTGAAAAAATCGTAAATAGAATCAAGGGGTCACTATGACTATTGTATGGGATATGATGGATGCTCTGATAGCGGCAGGATATGCTACAGAGTTTGGAGTCGACATATTCTATCACTACTTCCAGCCAGAGCCGACCGCCCAGCTCATGGTCATGCAGAAGCGTGGCCTGAACCCACTTGTGACGGTAGACGATGTGACCTCCCAGCCCGGCCTCCAGGTCTACGTGATAGACAGCGACTTGGAAGCAGCGGAGATCAAAGCCGAAGCTATTTATAATTATTTCAAACTGTTGAAAGGCGTCGTGGGTCAGGCCATCTATGCGTCGGGTGTCCCGGTGTTCCTGGGGCCGATAGGCGATGGCCGATATAAGTTTGTGGTGGACTTCCAAGTATTTGGAAATTAATTCACATGTTTTTATCATTACCAGTTTAGTATAGAAAGTATTACCTCAGAGGTGTAGAAATGACAAGTGCGATTAGTGGAATGAAAGGCTCTCTTTGGGTATGCGCTACAGAAAATGGCTCATACGTAAAATTGGCTGAGTTGATAGACTGCAAACTCAGGATATCCGGGGCGGAGATCGACACAAGCAACGTTGATGACTCCGGGTGGGGCTCGAGCATCGCAGGCGCGAGGAGCTGGGAGGTTAGCGCAAGCAATAACTTTATTGTGACAGATCCAGCCTATATACTCATGATCGCTGCTCAGATCGCCAATTCGGACGTCTGGTGCATGATCCTGACAGACGGCACCCCCACGGCAACCCCCGTCGGCTGGAAGGGCAAAGGCGGCCTGAGCAGTACTGATATCGATGTGGCGGGAACCAAGACCCAGCAGAAAGTCGCATGGACAATCAAGAGCAGGGGCGCATTAGCCGCCGCGACCTGAGGCTGATAGATGACCTCAGCCGTGAGCGGCCTATCCGCCGCTCTTTTTCGGGATGAGCCGGAGGAGTATGTCGTCACGGCGAACCTCGGCTCTAATCGGGATATTTGCTTTGCCTCAAAAAATGGAACAGATGCCAGCGTAGAGATCATTGTCTCCGGAAACAACACGCCTCTGAGCATTTCAGACAGTGGAACGAAGATCACTATCAACAGTGCTACAAACTCAGGGGGAGTGGCCACCAGCACGGCCGCTCAGATTGTAGCCGCATTCAATGCAGATGCTGAAGCGGCTGCTCTCTTCACTGCTCGCCTCCCTCCGGGATCTACTGGCACAGGTGTGACCGGGGCCATGTCCGAAACCACCGCAGCCGATGGGGTCGCCGAGACGGGCCTGGCGTGCACGGACTCGGGTGATGGCCGGACGTTCCAAGCCGCTGCAGGATCGCGGTATTGGGATGACGGCGAAGCTCTAACCGTCTATATCGACGGAGTCAAGGCCACAAGCGGGTTCACTGTAAATTACTTGCAAGGGAAAGTTACTTTTGACAGTGACCAGACCGGCAAGACCATAACCGTTGATTGTGTCCGCCGCTCTCTTTTGGCATTCCAAAAAGTGTTTGGAATGTTCGAGGGCAAGCTGAAGATCTCGGGCAAGGAGATAGACACTTCCTCAGTAGATGATGATGGGTGGGGTTCCTCACTGATCGGCTCTCGGTCCTGGGAGCTAACAGCCGGAACTTTCTTCTACGATGGCGGCATACCTATAACTGCCCTGGCAGTTAAGTATCTGTGGAAGTTCTACAGTGTCCTTTCCACGGTGCCGCTATGCATTGGATGGGGCACTATAACCAGTATCGACAACATGACCGCCAACCCGAACGAAGCCCAAAAGCAAACCATAACCGTGAAGGGCGCGGGCGAACTGTTTATGGAATGAGCACCAAGAGCCGCAATGAAGGGCTTTCTAGTAGCCTGGAGCGGCTCTCCGAATCATTTTTTTAGGAGAGATAAACAATGGAATATGAAATAATTCTTAATGACAGGCCCATTAACTGGACTTTTGGGGCCATGAAGAAGTTTGAACGCGACTGCAAGAACATCCTGCGAAGGATGGATATCAAACCAGCTGCGGACCATACCGGCTATATGCTGGCGAAGTACTCCAAGATTGCAGAGGTTATGGAGGCGGCTGTCTCCGCTGCAACCGGATTATCTTCTGTGGAAGGCAAGAAAGGCGAGCCCTCGGAAGCCAGCCAGGCCATTGACGCCTACCTGCAGGACGGCGGAACTCTTGAAAATCTCCAAAGAGGCATGTATGAAGCCTTCCTGGAGAAAAACGACCCTTCTATTATTCCTCCCTGGTTGGAGGAGATCAGCCGAAACGAGGAAGCGGTGAAAATCAGCCAGGAGAAGGAAGCTCTCCGGGTGGAGATTGCCCGGCTGGAGCTGGAGAACGACCGGAAGAAGCTGGCCGAACTTTCTGGAAAACAGTCCACCGCGTAGGGCTGATCGATCTGGGCCTCCTCCCAGATCAACTATACAATCTTTCTACTAATGAGCTTCGGGCGCTCCATGAGCACCGGATGCAAGAGAAAGCCTGGGAACGTGAGACCGCCGCTTTTGAGGGCTTCTGCGCGGGCGCTGCTTTTGCTTTAGCCTGGAATGGAAAGCTAGGCACCTTTTCAGAGTTCTACTCCACCGACAAGGCGGAGCCCAAGAAAGAAACCACGTCCCAGGAATATATAGACAGATACAACTCCTGGAGCTGATCATTTTTGACTGAAGTCGGGCGAATTACAGCAATCATAGACGGGGACATCTCCAAGCTTACCTCCGCCCTGAACCTGGCCAGGTCACAGGCTACCAATGCCGTCGCCGGTATCGAGACCGGCATGAAAGGCGGCCTAAAGAACGGTCTGGCAGGGATCAACTGGAATGCCCTGGGCATGGACACGGCCAGCGATTATCTCCGGGGCATCACGGCTGGCATGGGGCCGATTGGGACCGCTCTCGAGGGAGTGGCTACTGCGCTCGGGCCTACCGGCATGGTTGCCGTTGCCGCTATCGCAGGCGGGGCAATCATCGCGAAGGCTGCCTATGATGCTGCCTCTGCCTGGGAAGCCGGGATGGCGCAGATCAGCAAGACCACCGGCATAGAGCGGGGTTCGTCTGGCTTCAATGATCTATCGGAGGATCTAAAAGACCTTTATGCGACGATGCCGACAACGATGTCGGAAATCCAGAACGTCGCCAAATCCGCCGGCTCCCTGGGTATCGAGGAGAGCAGCATAGCCGGCTACACCAGGGTCGCCCTTGAGATGGGCTCAGCTTTCGATATTCCTGCAGAAGAGGCTGCGGTAGCCGTCGGAAAGGTCCAATCCCAGCTCAAGAAGCTTCCCGATGGTGTCGAAGATTCGGCCCAATTCGCCAGAAACTTTGGCAGCGCGGTAGACTTCGCCGGCAACAGCATGAATGCCACTGAGCAGGAAGTTCTAGATTTCTCGACCAGAACGGCGGGAGCCCTTTCCCTCCTGGGCGGCTCAGCCTATGAGCTGGCCGGGTGGGGCGGTGCTACTGCTTCGGTATTTTCATCTTCACAGCTTGCGGCTGGAAGCTTCAACGCGGCCTTAACTCAGCTCACCGGCACCACCAAAGGCAGCCAGGAGGCGCAAGCCAAAGCGGCTGAACTCCTGGGAATCACCGCAGAAGAATTTCTTCACCTGATGGCCACAGATCCAACCGACACGATTCTGCGGCTAGGTAATGCCCTGGAGGGGCTAGATCCCGAAGAGGCAACCAAGGCCGCTGGAATCCTGGGCGGTGGATACGGTGACGACTTTTTCAAAAAGATGGTCGGGCATACCGATGAATGGCGCGGAAAAATTGATGAAGTGGTCGCGGCTGGAGAGAAAGGCGAATCGATAGGAAAGTCATTCGAAGCCGGCTCAGAAGGCGCTAAAGCCGCCATGCAGAAGCTTAAGAACAGCATCAGCACCATCCTGATAGACATTGGCGGGCCGATTCTGGCCGCTTTCACGCCTCTTCTGAGCGGCCTTGCGGAAGGGCTCAATAAGATCAGAGAGATAGGCGAGAACCTATGGGGACCGCTCACGACCGTCCTATCCCCCCTCACCGCAGGGGCAGGCATCCTGGCCGGGCACATCGGTACGATGGCCAGGATGAGCTTGGATGCTCTCGTGTTGGCCTCCCAGGCGATCAGCAAGGCATTTGAGTTGGGCGGCAAGTATGCCGAAGCGGTCAAGGCGGAGATACTGGAGATCATCGAGAACAGCGGGCCATTTAAGGCGGTCTCCAGCTTCGTGGATGACGTCGGCGATGCATTCCAGAGGCTCTATGACAAAGTTGCTGAAGTGGTCAGCAAAATAGCCGATGGCCTGAGCAATGCGATCCCAACGGCTATCAAAGGCACCGGGGACGCACTTGGGACACTGGCAGAGAAAGCGGGCA